AGCAGCGCCATCAGAATCATTGCGGTTTTTGTCACGTTGTTTCCTTTCAACTTCTCGCCTTAACTTCTCAACCTTTTCGACCTGTTCCTTCACCTCATGCTTGGCCTCAAGGATGTCGAGGTACAGCATCGCTCCAATTGGAAGAAGAAAAGCAACCAGCACACAAGCAGCAACCCAGCCCACTATCTCTTCCCCAATTGACCGACGAACAGGAGCCACAACCACAGGTACAGGAGGAATATAGAAGTCGCTACCACTGCCGCCAGCTTTGCTTGCAGGTTTCTTTCCTCTTGCCTGTGTTGCCATGCGTCTTGCCTCTTCTTCGCCTCCTGTTTCAGTCTTGCCTTTTCCTGTTCCTCTGAAATGACATCCTTCATCTTGAAGACCTCGCTGTACAGAGCGCCCATTTCAGGAGGCGACTGGTACACCATCGTTTCTCTGATCGTCACCACCAGCCTGTCCATCTCTTGTTGTGCCATCACTCGCTTGAGCGCCGCTTCCATCAAGTTCTGATCTGGGTCATAGACTGTGAGGCTCTTCTCTTCCTCCTCTCTGATGTGTGCCGCTAACTGCTCTTGCAGTCTGAAGAACTCGGTGAGGTTTTTGACGATGTCAACTTTGACTTGAGTCTCGTCAACAGCGACATAGGCAGACTTCTTAGACTTAACAGCAGGCTTTGCAGCTTGGGCTTTAGGCTTGCTGCCAAAGAACGCAAGGAGCTGGCCCCAGAATCCATGAACCTCTTTGCCAATACCAACAACTTCGTCAACAGTGCTCTTAATCTCAACGAAAGACTCTTTAGCTTGTTTGTAAAGCTCACAGCCAGCTTGGATGTTTTTGACCAAGCCAGCAGCAAGAAGGCAAAGACTGATTGGATCAATTTTAAACCCCTATAAATTTCTTAACAACTTCGGCAGCAACGCCGGGGCCAAACAACACAGCCACAATGACAGCGTACAAAAGATATTCAATCTTTGTCATACGCTTATCGCCTTCTTCAAAAGACTTCTTAATGGCCTCATATCGCTGAGCACACACTTCTTCATGTGTCATCAGCTTAGCCTCTGTTTCAGAGATGAATTTGTTTTCTACTTCCATTACCAAGGCACTCCTGTAGCAGTCACAGGATTCTTCTTCATTTCAATCTGAGCCGCTAGAGCCGCTTCTGTTGTGTCCTTATCCACACCATTAGCCCAAATCCAACCAAGGACTTGTTCTTCTGTCAGGTCGGCATAGGCTACTGTGGGAGTGCCATCAGACCATGAGCAAGTGTTAACAATAGAGGCTGAATGCTCTCCATCTACTGCTGTGGCTTGCCAGTGGGCAGTGGTTACAAATCCATCAGATGTTTGACGGTCAAGCTGTGAAATGTTCCAAGTTGTTGTCATTTTGTTTCCAGTGCTGTGATGCGGTCAGTCAGGGTGGTGATGGTGCTGGCTTGGGTGTCTGCCAATGCTTTGAGTTCTTGGATGGCTTTGACCAAAGTTGGAATCAAGTTGGCATTAACCGCTTTGTATGGTTCTTCACCTTCAGGTGCAGGGTCTTTCCATTCTTCAATCATGTCAGGCAAGACTTGCTCAAACTCTTGTGCAATAAAGCCACGGGCATTCTTGGTGTCAGCGCCTTTGCCTTCTTTCCAGTCAAACTTGCGAGGCTTGAGCGCCATGACAACATCAAGCCCATCATCCAAATCACGAATGTTTTCTTTCAAACGCTGGTCAGATATACCCGTGATTGTTGTGGCTGTAGCGAAAATAGTACCACCCGCACCAACATAAAAACGAAATGCTGCCGCACCAGTTGAATACAAATGATAATTTGTTTGGCTGTTGGTTGACGATGACATAACAGCACCAACAAAAGGATTAGTTCCCGAGTTATAAAAAGCCTTAAATCCTTCTCCAACGGTTAAACTTGCATTTGCACTCCCCACCAGCAAGTTACCGCTGGAGTCGAGGGTCATTGCTGTTGTGAAAGTTTGCACGCTTCCAGCAGAAACGGAAGGCGCAACTAGCCACCTATGCGAACCAAAATCAAGCATATATCTACTTGCAGCAGCAGTTGTAATAGATGAGTATGTACTAGCTGCTGAAAGGTATGAGTTACTTGTAATGTTAGAGTCGCCGCCAGTGGCCTCTATTATTGATGTGTACGTCCCAACTTGTAACCCTCTTGAACCAGCAACAAAAGCACTTGGAGTGCGCCCAATCCCCACATTACCAGAGGAGTCGATACGCATAGCCTCCGCACCGCCTTCAGAGAAAGCAATAGTGTCAGCCGCAGGGAAGAAGATGCCTGTGTTGGTGTCGCCAGATGTAGTGATGGCAGGTGCTGCCGCTGAGCCAGCTTGCACTGTTGTCACGCCAGTGATGGTGACAGCACCATTCACAGTGCCACCACTCACAGCACTCAGCGCATCAGCAACTGTGAAGCTCTTGAACGCAATGATGTCAATGACATCGCCAGTACCAGCAGCGACAGTCAGCACAATGCTTGTGCCGTTGCTTGCGGTGTACTCAGATGTGTCCAGCGTCACGCCATTGCGATGCACAGCAATGTTGTTGACGGTGTAGGTCAGCGTGGCAGCGGCAGCATCAGCGCCACTGAATGTGGTCTGACCGCTTGTTGCCACATAGCGGAAGCGAAGCAGTGAGGTAGCGCCAGCAGATGTGGCTGTGATCCAGCTTGCGCCGTCATAGACCTTCATCACGTTCTGGGTTGTGCTGAAGTACAAAGCTCCAGCAACCAGCGCATTGCCATCATTGTCTAGCGTTGGGTCGCTTGTCTTTGTTCCAAGGTAGCGGTCATCAAAGCTGTCCAACGCAGAAGCCGCAGCAGCGGCAGAGCTGGCGGCAGATGTGGCGCTCGAGCTTGCGGAACTTGCGCTTGATGCGGCATTGGTTGCCTGTGTGCTTGCAGTGCTTGCTGAGTTGCTTGCGTTTGTTGCACTTGTTGCGGCATTGCTGGCAGACGTACTGGCGGCAGACGCAGAGTTAGATGCATTGGTAGCCGATGTGCTGGCATTGCTGGCTTGGGTTGTCGCAGTGCTTGCAGATGCAGCAGCATTGGTCGCAGATGTTGACGCACTACTGGCGCTGGTAGACGCATTGCTGGCAGAGGTCGATGCGTTGCTGGCCTGAGTGCTGGCTGTGCTGGCAGATCCGCTTGCGGCAGAGGCAGAGCTGGATGCTGAACTTGCGCTTGATGCCGCAGCAGTGGCGCTGTTGGCAGCGTTGGTTGCATAGGTCACAGCATTGGCTACATCTGCCGCACTGATGCCCAGCGTGGGGTCACCATTGGCATCAAAGGCCAGCGTCTTATTGGCACGATCTGCCGCCTTGGGCAGGGTCATATCAATGGTTGTCGGGTCTGTCTGCGGTGCGGTCAACGCACGCTGCAAGCCTTCAGCGTTTTGCTGGGCAAAGATGGTCTGCTGATCCAGCTCGTCATTGATGGTGTTGGCAAAAAAGTCACCGCCGGTTGTGAAGTCAGTTGACCGCGCAATGGTGCGGTTGCCGACAATGGCGTACTGGGTAGGAGAGGTTGGCGAGAGCGCCAAGCCTGCTGCCGTGATGGTCACCGAGCCTGTGCCGTTGGCGTTGATGGTCACGGTGTAGTGGGTGGTCAACGTCAGCAGCACATCGTCTTTGAAGACGGCAATGTCAGTGTTGGCCAAGATCTCAAAGGTGAAGGCGTACGGTCCAACGCCGCCAGCACCGCTGGGTGCATACACTGCTCGGCGTGTTACGTTACTGATTGGTATGGCCATGATTCAATCCTTCCTATTGGAAATTGTACTTTTTTAATCCGGTTTGTAATAGAGGCCGTTGGCTTTGCGTAGCTCTTTGACCTCGTCAATCTTGGACTGCAAGCTGATGTCTTCTGCCTTTAGCTGATTCTTGGCTGCATCCATGAACTTGGAATGCACCCGCTGCACGGTCTTCTGTTGATCATCCAGCGACAGCAGGTCAAAGCCCGGTGTCTGCATGATGTTCAAGATCTCTTGCTTGGATGGCAGCTCTTTGCCGTAGATGGTCAGCAGCCGGTTGTACTGGAATGCGTCCACCTCGACCCCATCGATCTTGCGATCAGGCATGCCAATGGGCGAGCCCATGCGCACCAGCGCATCGTCCACTTCGCTGAACTGCTGTGGGGTCACCCGAGTTGGCAGCACCAGCTCGTAGACTGCGCCTGTGCCAGACTTGGTCTCGTCGCCCCACAGGTTGAGGGTCTCTGGCAGGTCAGCGCTGAAGTAGGGCAGGCGCGACCTGTACTTGTTGAAGGCTTCCACAAAGCCGCGCACGCCCATGGGCAGATCGGGGCTGGCGCGGGTGTCACGGTTGGTCGGGTCAGACAGGCGCTCGATGCCAGCCAGCATTGAGCTGTAAGCGCCAATAGGTGAGCCGCCGATCACAAAGCCACCGAACTGCTTGACCAGACCATCGACAATCTTCTTGCCGTCAACCTGACCCTGCTGGTTTGTGCCAATCAGCTTGGCCACATCGGCCACACCGGCAAGGTAAGGCTGCTCTTTGAGGAACTCGTACAAACCATAGGTTCCACCAAGGAATACCTCCTCGACTTTGCTGGCATCGGGCTCATGTTTGGCGTACTCAGCGTAGTCGGCAGCGATGGCCATCATTGCAGATACCGGCTCCATGCCGTTGTAGCTGTAGTACTTGTCGCCAATCTTGAGCGAGTAGGGTTGCCAGCCGTCACGCATTAAAGCCTCACGGTCAGCCTTGCGCGATGGACCACGCCCAGTGATGCTGCCTTCAGCAGACATGGCGGCAAAGGTGGCCAGCACAGCAGAGCCAAGCGTTACCTTGGCCAAGGCCATGTCGCGGTACACGCCACCCTTGGCGATCTCTTCGCGCCACTGGGATGACAGCGGGGCAAACGGGGTGCGCTCAATAACCTGCAAACCAATGTTGGCAGGGGTCTTGAAGAACGGCACGATCACCTTGAGTGCCGGGTGGTTGAAGGTTTGCTGCAAGCTCTTGAGCGCTGGCGGCAGCTCGGCTGTGAATGTGCCCTTCTGCGCAAACAAGGCAGCGGCTTCGTCCAGATCGCGGGGGGGGTTCTGGAACAGGCTGACCGCCTCGGCTTCAGCCTTGGCCAGCGCGTCAGCTTCCGGCATGCCAGAGTCCAGCGCATCGCGGTAGACCGACTTGCTGCGGCGGGTGATCTGGGTGTTGAGCTCCATGCGGTACAGCACGCCCTTGAAGAACTCGTCTTCGGCCATGAGCATTCTGCCGGGCAGGGTGACCGCTGTGCCGTAGTAGTCGATAGCCTTGGCAAACCACTTGTCTTGCTCAATGCCAAAAGCAGCCGAACTGATCGATGGCAACTCGCCACCGCGCTGCGCCTCGATCTTGCTCATTAAGTCACTGGGCTGGTTCTTCTTGAATGCAGTGCTGGCCAGATCAAAGCCTTCCACCAGACCATTGCGAAGCGACTGGATCATTGTCAGCGCTTCGTCGTAGGCGATCTTGTCATCAGCAGAACCGGGCAGAAGGTCACCCCACTTGACAACAAGGTCTGGCATCCGGCCTTCGCGCACAGCTTTTGGCAAGAAGTTTGAATACATTGATGCCATCAAACGCTCTGGGATCTGATACAGGCCAAACATGGTGTTGGACACAACATTCTTGGCGTGCGACACAGGGCTGGACAGCAAGCCGTTGATGTAGGTGGTGAACCAGACATCCTTCAAGCCTGACATGGTTGACTTCTCGACCATGGCATTGCGAGCAGCACGCGACTCTATAGTCAGGTAAGACCTAGCCATGTCAGACAGGGCAGCGTCACCGCCGTACTCGTCAATCACTTGGCGCACAACAGCAGCATTGCCATCGCGGGGAATACGAAAGACGGCCAGCGATCTGGCAGTCTCGGTCTGGATGCCTTTGACACCGCGCTGGATCAGGCCGTGGAAGGCGATCTGTTGGCGCAGCACCAGCTTGTCAACATCGGTGGCATTGCCACTGTCAACCAGCTTGAACAGGCGATCCAGCTCGTTGGCGCTGGACTCCAGCACCTCAAGCGCTTTGTAGGTCTCGACGGCGTTGGCCATCATCTTGCCATCTGGCTCCAGCAAGCGGGACAAAAATGATTCATTAATCCCAGACTCGGCGGCCTTGGCTTTAATCTCGTCAAAGGTCACCGCCTTGGTACGGATGTTCAGCGCATCAGCCACGCCACCAATGATGGCTGCGGCATCCTCGGTCTGGTAGCGGGACAGGTTGAACGGCTCATCTGGCGTGCCACCGGGTTTCCCTTGAGTGATGCCAAAGGTTTGCCTGCGACTGACAGCGCGGCCAACTTCCTCGGTCAGGTTTTGACTGGCTTCTGGGATGACCTTGAACCGGCCAGCCTTGGCCGCATCAGGCAGCTCGTCGGGCAGGGCGCGTGCAGCATCTGGTATCAAATTGCGCTCGGCCTTGGTGGCTTGGCGGGTGATCAGCTTGCGGATGGCCGCATCTGCTGGCCCAGCGACTTGGATGCCTTCTTCCATGGAAGGTGTGCCGGGCTCGGCAGTCAATGGCATCTCGGTGTCAGCGGCTTCAGCCGCCCCGGGCATCGGTTCTAATGGAATATCTTCAGCAGGTATGCTTGATGCAGCACCCGGCAGAATCTGGCCAAGTCGTTGTTCAAGAGGCTTTTGTTCGATGGCCATTATTCAGCTCCAGAGGTAGGAGCGACACCGCCCCGAATTACTGTTGAGGATTTGCTGCTGGTTGTCTTTTTACGGAGCCTGTTAGATACAGCTCTTGTGAAGTCTTTCCCGACTTCTCCGCTTCGATCTGGTTGCGCAACATCTGCACCAGCGGGCTGTTTTCCCCCTCCAGCTTGATCTCTTCGTCCAGCATTTCCTGCAAGGTAAGCATCGTAGTCGCTCCTAAAATAGACCTTCGTGTCGTAGTACACCAACCGGGCATCTGACACGTTGCCTTCTTTCATTATATCGCGCACCACCTGATTGAATAGGCGCTGCTTGTCGGCCATTGCAGCAGCCCTGCCAGCCTCGGTGAAACCCTCGTCAAACTCAGGAATGTACTGAAAACGTAGTCCATTCAAGCCTGCGGTTTCAGCCCCACCAGCTCGAGCTTGCACATTGATGCGATCACTGAAGCGCATGTCTGTCACATAGGTAAACCCATCAACACCATATTGGCGCAGCTTTGCTGTGACCGCAGCCATTTGATCTGGGCTCATCTTCTGCTTGAAATAAATTTCAACACCGGGTCTTGCGTTTGGACTTGCGCCGTCTGGGACTACTTTGGAAATGAAGACAGCGTCTTGGTCGTAGGTCTTCCCTTGTTCAACCATGCGGCGCTCAAGTGATGAAGGGTTGAAGTTTTGACGCACAACAAATTCGGCATTCAAAGCTCTTTCTGTGTCACCCATGAATGAACCGTAGGTGTTGGCCAAGTTATATGTAACGACACTTGCGTCATCACGCACAACATCATCAAGCTCGGCAGCCAATTCAGCTTGAGCGTAATTACTCATTGGTTTTCCGGGTCGCTCGCCAGACACACCAAGCGTGTATCGCTCAACATCTGATTGCATGCCTGCCAGCTGCTGCTGCTTTGCTGCTTTGTTTGCATCAAATGCAACTTTTGCCTCTTGCACTCGAGTTGAATAATCGGCATCTGCTTCTGTCTTGCGTTGTGCTGGTGGCTTAAATCCGGCATTTATCTCACGGCGCAAATCTTTGATGGCCGCTTGATCTGCCGCGCCTGCCAATGACATTTCATAGTCAAGCGAGCCGCCTTCACCGGCCTTAGTTGTCCAGCCATTTTTTGTCCAGTTTTCTTTTTCGATAAACCATGCAACTGCTTGCAGGTCATCTGGTCCAAGGTCGCCAATTTGCGGGGCAACGCTCTTGAGCATCCCGCTTTTATTGATCTCATCAGCAGCTTCGCGAAATACATCTTGACCAAAGCCAAACTCGCTACCAACTTTGGGGTCGTACAAAGATGAACCAACCAAGTGTTTGCCAGCCACGCCCTTTTCAGCAGGTGGTGGGATGCGCGGTAAATCAGCCAGCCTGCGCAGCATGCGTGCCGCCCACACATCAACGGTTGCTTCTTTTGTCAGGCCAATCAAATTGCCTGTGAAGTTTGGAGTTTTTGGAGAGTCGCCAGTTTTGATTGATCGGAACATGTCCATCAAAGCGCCCATAGACGATGGGCTGTTTGCATTAAACAATTGACCGCTGGCTTTTGTAATCAGCGGGAATTCACCGCTCTTGTGCATTTCTGTCAAAGTCTTGCCATCAATAGGCTTGCCAGACGCAATGCGCTTCTCAAATGCAGCAAGCTCATTGTCATACTCTCCACGGCTGAACCTGCGCAATATTTCAACGGCATTGTCAAAGTTTTGCTCAACACCAGTTTGCGCTGAAGTTGTGCCAAGCACATCAGCAAACACATCAGCAGTGCCGCCAAATTCTGCACGCAATCTATCGCGCATTGATCGATACCAACTTGCTTGGCTCAAGATGTCAATTGCAGCCTGATCACCTGATGCCGCACGGCTTACTACAGCTTGCACCTCATCCACCAAGCCAGATGACAATGTCGCTTGCCATGCCTCTTTTGGCACACCTTCTGGCGGCGTGTGGAAGTCATAAGGGATTTTGGTTGTCTCTATTTCGGCCAGACTATCACCAGCTTTGCCTGTCTTGAAGGTGATCTTGTTTGCCTCGATTGGTGTCCATCCATCAGCCACAGGGTAATTGGAATGCAATCCTTCAACCGCCGCTGTTGCTGTTTTGCGCAAATTTGGATTGCGATTGGCAGCCGCGATAACCGCACTCTTTTCTTGGCGGGTAAGTTGTATTGGCCCTTGCGCTGTGCTTGGGCCGGGCTCGACAATGTTCAGTCCACGCACTGGTGTTCCCAGTCTTTCAGCGCCTTCAATGATCATCTCTGCGGCTTTGGGAACCAATGGCTTGGCTGCCTTGATCGTGCTGGCAGCGCCCGGTACAAGGCCCAAAGCAGCACCGCCAGCTTGCATTGCAGCAGTGCCGTAATCACCACGCTTGGCAGACTCGTAGGCTTCACCAGCCATGATCCCAGATTCTTCCAGCTGCATAGTTGTGCCAAGGAATGGCAAAAAGTCAGCCAGCCCGACATCCAATGGCAGGTTGCTGCTTGCGCCGCCAATCAATGTCTGAGCATTCTTGCGAGCTTTGTTTCGATCCATGCCAAGTTTTTCAAAGCTCATTTGCAAATAGTCAGCAAGGCTTTGCTTGATAGTTGGCTCAAATGCTTTCATCTCTGCCGGTGGTACGGCATTGAGCTGGGCCTGCCGTGGGCTGAAACCCTCGTAAGAGCCGCGACCAGCGCCAGCCTCTGCCAGCATGATGTCACCCTCTTGTCTGCCGGGCATGGTCTGCTCTGGCATTGCAGGCTCGACAGGCATATCAGGGAATTGAACAGCGGTCAGGGCCGACAGGTACTTGTTTTCAATGGGGCTGTAGGCCATGCTTAATACCCTTCCGATCTTTTGATCAGCTTTTCAATTTCATCCACTTGTCGCAGTTTGTTTGCGTCATTGCCAGCTTTTTGGCGCAGCGCTGGCAAGTTGTTGCGGGTCACCGGCGCGGTGATCCAGTCGCGGCCTGACTTGTAGGTTCCATCTGGCCGCTTGGCAAACTCATCGAGCTGCTTCTTTGCTGCCTTGGCATCTTCGCTGTTTCGGCGCTTGGCAATGTTGTCTTCCAACTGGGTCAGGATTTGGCGCGGTGTCAGAGTCTTTCCTTCAGCGGCGGCGGCAGCTTGAATATTGAGCACCTCTACCTTGAGCTCGTTGCGGCGCTTGAACTCCTCGCCTTTGGGGTCGATCACCACTACGCTGCCGGGAATCACAGGGATGCCAGAGAGCTGAGAAATGCCGCGATCAAGCTCTGAGCTGTCGCGCCGGTCTTCGCTTTGCAGCAGCTTCAGAGCTGTCACAGCGTCCTTGCCGGTGATGCCTTTGCCAACCAGCGACCAGATCTGCTCTGGGCTGGTGATGGTGTTGTTGTAGATACCAGCCAACAGGTTGAAGTTGACGGCAGCGTTGCCTTCGCCGCTTGGAGCCAAAAGATCCTTGAGCGTGCCAATGGGAACAGATCCCTCTGGCAGGGCGGTGAGCTGGGAGAGAAGCTGCTTCTTCTTGGGGCTGCCATCAGGCAGCGGAAAGATCTGCTCAAGCAGGTTGATGGCTTGGGCCTCGCCGTCTTTTTTAATTTGAGCGGCCTTGGCATCAGCGACTGACTTGCGGTTGTTGACGGCCACCATGTAGTTGGCAGTCACCTTGGCCACGGCATCAAAGTCGTTGACAATCATTTGTTGCAGCACTGGGCTCATGTTGCCAAGGTCGCCGCTTCTGAGCTTTTGCAGGGTGCGCTCTGGGTCAACCATGTTCTCGTCGGACATCAATGCCTTGGTCACTGAATTGATCTTGGCTGTGCGCAGCGCGGTTTCAAACTTGGTGCTGTACTCGGTTTGCAAAGCCTTGTCGCCCAACAGCAAAGACTCGTTCAACACGCTTTTGCGAGACACATCGGCCAGTTCATCAATGGATCTTTGTTGCCCGCTGGAATCAGTCCAACTGCCACGCGATACTTCTGCCTCAAGCAGTCTAACCACGTTGTCAAAATTGGCATCGAACTTAGCGATGCGCTGCGCTTTGGCGCGGTCGAGCTCGGCTTTGTAGGCAGCATTGAGCACAGTGTTGCCATGCGTGGCTATGGTGGCTCGGAACTTGATCGAGGCTTCTGGGTCAATATTGGCCAGCGACTTTGAGTAACCGTCAGACATAGTCTGTATTTTTGCGGCTACTTGAGCAGAATTTGCAGTGCCGGCCTCAACATCAGACAACAGCTTCACCAGCTCATTACGTCCCTCAATCTCAAAGTGGCCTGACAGTTCAAGGCTCCGAGCCTTGGCCACAGCCTGATCAAAGTAATTCATCGAGCTTGTGCTGCTAATCGAAGATGTCTCACCGCGACCACCCATGCCCATAGTCATGCCACCTTTGGCAGACTCGATCTGCTCGGATGTCAGCGGGTTTTGTGCAGCATATTGCAAGCCTTCTTGCTGGCGCATGACACCGGCAGTCTGGAATGCGCTGGCGCTCATGCGGTCAAGAACTTGAGCCAACACATTTGCCGTCTGGGCTTGTTCGCGAGGCCCTACATAGTCAACCTGTTGCTGCTGAACTTGGGCCATCGGCACACCGCCAACAGATCGCAATTGCATTTGTCCTGATTCGATTCTGGTGGCCATGCTTATTTGACTTTCAAATATTCAACGCCACCCTTGAGCAGCGTTGCAGTGGAAAGAATGCCGCCTCTTTTGCGGGCTGCTGCGCCAGCTTGTTCAAACTGACCGGCTTGCCGTTGTGCTGTAAACAAGTTCAAGTAGTTCTGATACTCATTGGATTGCAGCATGGCGCTGGCATCTTCAAAGCCAAGCACCCTTGCAGTCAGCGCATTGAGATCAGAGATGCCAACATCGCGCATGGTTGCGGCCACGTTCTCACGCTGCACAGCTTGGACAGATCCTTCACCCAGCACCACGCCGCTTGCCGCAGCTCTTGCACGCACAGCAGCATTTGTTGCTCGCATGTTCTTCAGCAGGGTGTTGCCAGCAATGGTGTAGTTCTGCGCCTCGATCTCGGCCTTCTTAATGGTGCGCCCAGCTTGGATCGTTGCATACTGCTCAGACATATCCGCACGCACTTCGGCCACAGCCAGCGTGTCTCGCGCTTGCAGCAGGTAACTTGTTTGCTGGTTGATCGCAGCAGCTCTTTGCGCCTCGGCTTCGCCGTATGCGCCAATTAGGCCTGAAACTCCAGTTATATCGCCGGGTGTAATTGCCATGTCATGTTCCTGAGAAAACAGCCACGCGGTAGTCCAAGCCAAGCAGGTTCATCTTGACCGGCAGATCTTGAGACACCACAATGGATTGCTCGCGGCTGTAACCAAGCACTCCATTTATGCGCTTGATGCCTGTGAATTCTGGGATTGGATCATCCAGCATGGGGTTGTCAAACAATCTGAAGGCCACCGGCTGGTCATTGATGATCAGGTTCTGAGTCTTATTGACCACAGCGCTGATCTCCACAATCCGCTTCTTGAACGACACCCGGCTGCCGGTCTGCAGCTTAACCTCGGCAGGCATGGTTTTGACGTAGACCGTAATTGGCAGGCCAACCTCGTAGCTTGTGGTGCTTGATCGGTCAAACGTCACACTGCCGCCACCGCTCACAGTCTCGTTGCCTTGTGGCGAGCCATCACAAATGACGTTCAGCGATTTGGCAATATGGGGCAGGCCGCTTGCGCTGGCTGCTGCACCGCCGACAAATGCGCAGTCGGTGAAATAGTTAAAGCCAAACAACTCAATGAAGTATCTATCAACGCTGTTGAATGTTCGCTTGGTCACGGCATAGATCTCATTGACATCAACACCGACATCAAGGAAGCTACCATCGGTTGTGAACTCAGATGGGCTGGTGACCTGCTGGCTGCGCATGATGCTGAACACAGCCATGCTGCCATCGTCGGTGTTTGTCATCAACAGCAAATCAGCCTCTTCAGTGCTGGATGCCTTGCGCAGGGCAACACGCTGCGGCCCCTTGAGCAAGTGACCAGACAGCAGCGAGATACGCTGGGTGATGTAGGTGAGCTGGGTGTCATTGAAGACAAACTCGTTCAAAGACTTGCCTTGGCGCTGGATGTAGATCGAGCCAGACTCCACCGACTGCACCCGCGTGCCGGGCTTGATGCCATTGCGTGACACGTTCTTGAAGGTAAATGTCAGCGGGGTCACAGGGTCAGTGCCAGCCTGCGGAATAAAGAACTCGCCGCCAGTGGTGAACACTTGGAAGTCACGCGAACTGATAATGTCAGTGATCACGTTCAGATCGTTGGTGTCCAGTGTCGCCTCGACAGCATCGTCATCCAGCGACTCAGTTGGAACGAAGTCAAAGAACAATCCGATCTTGGAACCCCAGATGGTCGATGGGCGTGATTTGCTGCCGCCAAAGTACAAACGGCCCTCATGGAAGGTCACGGTGCGCGGCCAGCCTTTACCGGCAGACCACACATCAACGTAGCCTGTCTCAAGCTCCCAGCCACCAGATGCCACCGCAGAGGTGTCAAAGAACGGGTATTCAGTGATGGCCTTGACCACAGTGGTGCTGACGTACTCAACAATACGAGCCCGGCCTTGGGTGTTGACGTTGACGTACTGGTTGACATTGCCTGCCGAAAACACGCCAGCAGACGCGGTCAGCGTGACGTTGCCAGACACGGCGCTTGGTGTCAGGGTTGCCGCTGGGTTGGTTGCCGCCAAAGTGAATGCATATTTTGGAATGCTGTCAAACGTGATTGATGTGGCCGTCCACGCTGTGTCGCTGGTTCGCGTAATGCGCACCGGCTGCAAGTCAGGGTGGACAACGATCAACGTGTCGGCAGACTGGGTCCAGCACATGTCATCAACAATGTCGCTGGTGATTGATGTGGTCAGGTAGTTGTTGCCAGTGCCATTGATGTTGGCCACCACAGCGCCGTTTTTGATCACAGTCATGCGGTTGTGCGTGAAGCACAGCATGTAGCTGTCGGCCACCGAGAACTGGAACGACACCAACCGCACGCCAGCGCCAGCGCTAGAAGCTCCAGCAGAGGCGTTTGGCAGCTCGAATACGTGCTTTGTGCCGGGTCTACGGCGAAGGCCACCCTGCGGCTGGATGAGCACGTTGGTGGCTTTGGCCAGCGCATTGTTGTAGGCGGTCAGGTCAACCCGCGCACGAAGCAAAGGGTCAAGCTCGCCTGTCGCAAAGTTGGTGGTGAACTCTACAAAGCGTGGCATCAGTTCCTCACTGCGATCAGGCTGTAGTCTTCAATGATGCGCACAGGGTTGTTCTGGCCATCGATCTGGGCAGCGGCGCGGAAGTAACCGCCACGGCCATTCTCAGAGACATCGCCAGTGGCCACGCGCTGCCACTTGGCAGACTTGTCCTGTTGCTCGGTAATAGTCTCGGCAATGTGCCAAGCGACCATGTACTTCATGAGCTGCACAAAGTATTGGGGCATCGCGTACTCAGGCACGCTGAACTGGTAGTCAATGAAGACGCTGGTCAGGTTGGTGAGCAGCTTGTCGCCTTGGATCTCCCAGTCTTTTTGGACCGGGCTGCCGGGGTTGGCGCTGTTGTACACAGCTCGCGGGTTGGATAGCTTGTCGCCGGGTAGCTGGTACTCGTAGCGCCAAACAGTTGTTGGGGTGGTGATGAGTTGTGCAAGCTGCACCTTCTTCATCGAAAAGCTCCATGGGTACATGGACAGGGTGGAATCACGAATGTCTGGGTAGAGTCGGTCGCACACGCTTGACTCGTCAGTGCCATCGTTAAAAGACGAAATTGCCTTAGCTCCAATCAGAAGCAAGGCATCAGAACAGATCGATACACCAGTGTCACCAGCAGCCATTTGAACCTCTCAATGTGAGAAGGGCCAGCCTCCGAGAACCCCCAGAAGCTGGCCCGGTTGCAGCGAATCCGACTTAGTCGGTATCGGTTGCGGTAACGGTCACGCCGTCTGTGATGTCCACAACCGAGCCGGTGTTGGAATTCACATAAGCTGTTGACATCACCGGAGTGCCACCCGTTGCCGAGTAGCAGAAGATCAAGTCGCCAACCTTGAGGATGGATGCGACCGAATTGAAATACCCAGAAGCACGGATCACAGACTGTGCGTCTGTGGATGCATAGGTATAAATTGCGGGAGCATTGCCAGCCTTAGATTGACCGCCAACGGCATTGAAGCCAGTAGATGAAAAAGCCATGTCAGTCTCCTAGATTAAGTTTCACGGCAGGTGATCTTGACGATACCTTCATCGTCAATAGCAACAGCGCCAGCACTGAAGACTTCGTTCACCAACCAAGAGGTCTTCTCGGCGATGTAGTTGATCTCAGTACGCATGGCGATACCTTCACCGTAGCCAACTGCATCTTTGTGGAATGCATAGCATGTGCGGTCAAGAGAACCGTCGATGGGCAAGCCACCTTCGGAACGGTCACCCAACACATGGAATGTGAATCCCAAGTAGGTGTTGATTTCGCCTTGCACCAGCGCTTTAACGCTGTTGAAGTCGGAGCTGGTCACGCTGGTTTCGGACAACAAGTTGGACAAACCGTTGGCGTGGATGATGATGTGACGGCCATCAGGCGGCACATTGCCTTTGTCCAACAGACGTTTTGCTTCGCGCAGCTTGGCAATGTTCATGTTGGTTGTTGATCCACCAATGCTGTTGGCAACGGTCAAGCTGGTGCTGGAGCCAGACAAGGCATCCAGAATCATTTGGTCTTGACGGCGACCCATAGCGCCAGCAACAACTTGCACCAATTCTTGGCGCTCGTCGAAGTTGACTTTGGCTTGGGAGAAGATGTCGCTGTACTCTGCAGCGTTGTAGTCAGCCAATGTCAAAGTGACAGTGCTGAAGCCAACGTTCAAAGGTGTGACATCAGTTTGGGGAACGCGAACTGTGGCAACGCCACGGCCCACTTTGGGGAACTTAACAGTTGAACCCTCGACTCCACGACGCTGGCGAACCGCCGGAACAAGCATTGCTTTGCCTTGGTAGGCTTGCTTGACTTCCGCGTCGAAGAGAGTAACGAAGGCATTGCTTAAAGAAATGCTCATTTGGATACCTCATTCGGTTGTTGAAAAAACAGGGTTCTCGCGACGGTGAGCCTAAAAATTTAGGGCCGAATGCTTGCTGGTATCGCCAGCCAATCGTCAGCATCCGCTGCGGTAAGGGTCGGTTGCCCGGTGGGCCTTGGCGCGATTGTATGACTTTTTTAGAAAAAGCAATAGG